GAATCCTTCCAGGCTTCCCAGCGCGCCGTTGCGCAGCAGTTCGGCAGAACCCGCCTCGTTCACCTTGAACAACTCAGCCTGTGTTCCGCGGATCTTCGCGCCTGTGGTGCTGTTCAGCACCATGTGCATGTCGCCTGTCCACGCGCCGTTGTCCACCAGGATCTTGCGAATTTCGGCGACATCGGTGAGAACATTCACGGTGCCAAATGGCGTGGTGCCCGCGGTCCCGTAGGCCCGTGAAGCACCGCGCTTGGCCGCCAGGAACAGGTCGCTTTCGACCTCGTTGACGATCGTGCGGAATGCCTGGCTGAACTGGTCTTCCTTGACGGTGTCATAGATCCCGCCCAGGGAAGCCTGTTCCTCGCCGTTCCAGACGAACGGCACTTTCTTGCTCTTGCTGATGGTCATCGAACCGTAACCGACGGTGATACCGGATGGTTCGGTGGGGACGGCGGCAGGCGCAATATCCGTCGCAGCCATTGCGGGCACGATCGGATAGGTGATGTTCTGGTCTTTCGCAGCCTGTTCGGCGGACGGGTCAACATAGACCGCGCCGATAAAGCCGATCTGCTCGCGCATGACGCGGTCAGCGGCTTTGTAAATGGTGGGGATAAGCCCCGTAAGGGTATTTGCAGTCATGGGTAAGTTCCTCGCTTTTTGACTGGATGGTGATTAGTCTCTCGACTAATCCTCGACTTTTCCGCCGCCCTTGATATATTTCATCCGGTCGGACGGGGACAGGTTTTGAAACTCCTGGAGTTTCATCACATCCTTGGGGTTTTCCTCCTCGGGTGTGGTCGGGGACGCAGGTACGAACAGTTTGGCAACGTCGCTCGGCGCATTGGCTTTGACCATCGACTGGTAGAGAGCCAGTTTCTGGTCGTAGTCGGCTTGCAAGCTATCCAGCGGTTCTTGCAGAGCCAGCGCCTGGAGCGTCGCCTCGTCCGTTCCCTGGTCGAGCAATGCGGTGATCTCCTGGGCTTTCGCCTTCAGAGCCGCATCCGCCGCATTCACGGCATCGTAGGGACTTTTGAGATCGAGCATGGGGTATTACTCCTTTTCCAAAATTTGGTTGACACGTGCGCGCAGGCTCTGCGCCTTGCGCAAGTCCCGTTCAACTTGAACGGGATCATTCTCCGCCGCGGCGAGATCGCTGGATTCGTCGACCACAGACGGAAGATTGACTGGTTGGATCGCCTCCATCAGGGCAGGCGGCACATGGGCATAGTTCTGCAGGCAGTTGACAAACGTCGCCTTGGCCGCGTTCTTCTTCTGTCCTGCCACGATCACTTCATCCGCGAAGCCCAGTTCCACGGCTTCACGCGCGCTCATCCAGGTTTCGTTCGCCATCATCTGGCTGACCTTGGCCTCGTTCAATCCGGTCCGTTCGGCATAGATCGGGACCAGCCCATCCTTGATGCTCATGAGTTCGTCCCGCAGGTTGCCGAGCGTCTCGATATCCAGTTGCGCCAGGAACACCACCACCGACGGGTCGTGGATCATCAGGTACGCGCTGTCCATCATCTTCACCCGGCTCGCAGCCATCACCACCGCCACCGCCGCGCTGGCCGCCATGCCGTCGATGCGCGCCGTAACGGGTCCGGGGTATTCCGTCAGGATCACCCGCATCATGCTCGCCGCGATCACGTCCCCGCCCGGGGAGTTCACCTTGAGCAGCACCGGTCCGCCCTTCCCCACGGCATACAGCTGTTCCTTGAATAGCTTCGGCGTGACTTCATCCCCCCACCAGGAAAACTCCGAGATCACACCCTCCAGTTCCAGTTCCGTCAGCCCGCTCTCGCTCTTGGCGGAATCCACGAAATTCCAGAACGCTTCGTGCGGCTGGCTGTTTCCATCGAAACACCGGATCGGCGTCCTCTGTAGGGGCGGGGTTTCCCCGCCCTGAATATTTTGGCTATTGGTTTGGTTCGTCATTGGTGGTGCCTCCTTCATTCCCCTCCCCTGCAGGGACGGGTTCGGGTTTCATCTCTTCCTGGATTGGCAGGATATTCCCTGCCATGTAATAGCGGTCGCCCAGCGGGTACGGATTCTGTTCGTCCTGCGCCCGCGCCTCGTTGGGGGTCATCGTCCCGTTGCCGATCCGGCTCGCGTTCACCTCCGCCCGGTCCTTTGCCATCATCCGCAGCAGCGCCTCGCGCTTGAACTTGAAGTAGCTGGAAGCCTGCTCATCCTGGCTCAGCCACTTGATCCGTGCCGCTTCCTCCCACGGCACCAGGTACGAATCCAGCGTCCCCTGCAGGTACTCGATGTACTTCTGCTCGTTGCTGTTGTAGGCTTCCTTGCCCCGGTTCAGCATGTGCTCGCTTAGCCCGAAGAAGTTGCAGATATCCCGGTCCGTCGCGTCGATGCTCTCCAGGAACTGCGCATCCTTCAACTGGATTTCGATCGGCGCATATTCCACGATCTTGTTGTCGAAGATCGCCAGCCGGTAGGCGTTATCCGCGCCGCTCATCGCCTCTTCATACGCCTGGCGCACTAGCTTGCGCTGCTCGGCGTTCAGGTCTCCTTTGAATTTGATATACGCCGCAGGCATGAACCCCTGGGAATAGAATTTCGACTGTGCCTTGTTCGCCGCCATCCTGCGCCCGATGGTTTCCCGTGCGAACGTGATCACGCCCCTCCCCATGAAGCCCGTCTCATCCGGGTTGATCAGCAGGTGCAGGATCTCCACCGCCGGGATATAGGAGAGCTGCCCGTTGCTGAATTTGTGCTCGTACCATAGGTTGCCTTCCAGGTCGAAGACCGGTCGGGTCATGTTCGCGGGCAGGATCATAAGTTGGGCAGGCGCGATCGGCGGCTTCCAAATGTAGGAATTTCCGTGCCACAACTGCCACAGGATCGTTGCTTTCTTGAACTGGAACGGGGTCCAGCCCCACAGGTTGGGCGACACCTGCAGCAGGTATGCCATGTTGCGCGCGCCCGGGTCCTCTTCCACCTGTTGAATGTTTTGCCCGACACGGCTGTACATCTTGAACGGCATCTTCGCCACATCGTCCGAGATGATGTTGCTCGCCCGGTAGGCGGTCGCAATGGACTGCGAAGCCGACACGGATACCTGCTCCCCCGATTGCGTGCGGTAGCCGTAGGAAGGCGCGTAATCAGGCCGCGGCGACGCGTTCGTGTCTACCTTGACCTTGGACGGTCCCTTGAACAACTCACTCAATAACATTTTGAGCCTGTGCCTTTCCGACCATCACGCCGAAAGCGATCAACATGCTGCCAGCCGTGATCCATGTGACGACGACGTTCCACATCGACAGCCCGTATAGGACGCACGCGCATCCCAGCACCAACAGGAAATCGTCCAGGTGACGACCGGTCCACTTTTTCACTGGTACGCTCCAAACACATTCACCAGCGGTCCGCTCATTACACATAATCGCTCAGGGTGGGGGACGCTGTTTCGGCAGTCCTCCACCCACGGTCGCACGTAGAAATCCAGCGGCATGTCGAACATCGGCGAGTGGTACGTGGAAGGTGGGCAATGCTTCACCGGTCCCTGGTAGCAATCCATCCCGCACAGGATCACTGGATCGCATCCCAGCCACAGCCCGAACCAGGCTGCCGTGTTCGAACTAAAGAAGCCGGTCCATACATTCGGAACATCAAATTCAACATCCGAACTTGGCTCCGGGCTGACGTGGATCGCCTTATGCTCGCGCACAGCCACCACCTGCAGCGGATTGGTCTCCGGGGTATCGTTGTAGACCATGAACATCGGCTTGCAGTAATGGAAGGCGTGGTAATTTACCGCGATCAACACACACTCCTTCGGCAGCCGCGCCAGGTCCTTGGGCAGGCTGGGACCGCCTCCCAGCACCGCAGCCGGGCGTCCCTTGAATCTGTCTTTCCATTCTGACAGCTTTGATTTCAAGCCATCGCCAGCTTCGACTGCTGGAAAAATTCCCGCCGCGCCGAGACGGTCGTTATCCGTCAAAGATCGCAGACTATTGAAAGTGTCAGGAGTCATCTCTGGCATTGGCATTGTTTTTTATCTCGACTAACCTCATCACGCGATCAGGCTCAGCACCGTCGCCACGATCAACAGTGCGAACGGAAAATTGAGACCTGCGCTCACGCCCAGCAGGAGCGCAAACGCCCACACCAC